AGAAACAAGAAATTAAAAAACAGAAAATTATTTAATCAGTGCAAAGTTATTAAAATTGTCTTTATACTTACCGTCTATTGATAACCTTATACTTCTTTGTTGATAATTCGGTATAATAAAAAAGCCTTCGTAAACCATAATATAAATAGCGAAGAAGTCTACTTCTTCTTTAGTGTAGAAGTCTGTAGTACGCCTTAGTACTAGGTGTATACTATCGCGGTTAAATTTACGTTCTGGGCTTACGTTCTTAATTTGTATTTTATATATCTTTAGATCGCGTTCTATTATGCAGTCGTAAGGGCTGCTGTCTAGTAGTGGCATAGATACGTTAAAGCCTTCTTCTATAGCTTTTACGCTAAACTTATATTCGGCTAAACAGCCTAGTTGGTTACGGTCCACTTTGTTTTAAGTTGCTTTGACTAAGCTACAAAAAAAACCCCAGCAGTTGGCTAGGGTTTTCAACAATCAAAAAAAAAAATAATAATGAATAACTATCTATGTAAAATTTACACTATTTAACGCCAGTGTAACGGCGCATAATTGTACCAGCTTCTGTTAGCTTTTGTATTACTAGTATCTTTTGTGTTACTGGTAATTTGTTAAAGCTGTCCTGGTCTACTAGGCTTTTAAATTCTTCTAGTATTGTATTATTCCTTTGCATAACTTAAAACGCTTATTCCCATTAAAAACATTATAAACGTACCTAGTACGTCGTCGTATATAGCTAGGTCGCGCAGTCCCAGCGCTAAAAAACCCCAGCCTAGTATTGGTTTTAAATACTTCATAACCCCCACTTTTGTTTAGCCCATAAAGCGAAAACTATATAAGCTGTAAAAACTATTGTAAAATACCAGCGCTTCATAGTCCTACCCATTTGTCAGCTAGTAAACATAGTTGTAAAAACCCTAGCGTAAACCCAAAGGCAGCTAAGTATATTATACTGTCAAAAATAAAATTTTCTATTCGTCGTTTCATTGTTCTAAAATTTATATGCTGCAATATACAAACTAATTTTAAACTATGCAAATAAATCTTAAACTTTTTTATAGCGTATAAAAAAACCCCAGCGGTTAGCCAGGGTTTTGTTTAGTGTATAGTGTTATACTACTAGGCAGTTTCTAGGGCTGCTTTGTCTACGCTAAAGTCGCCATTTACAAAGGCGTTAGGTAGGTAGTTAGTAAGTGCTACGCGTTCCTGTACTCTTACAGTTACGAAACCGTCGCGTACGTTTGTGCCGTCTTCTTTAAAGAATTCTACACCTACGTTGTCACGAACCCATAACTGCGTACCCATTCCGAAGTTACCTAGTAGGTACTTGTCAGAAGTAATAGCAGTAGATAAAACTACAGGCACACCGTTAATACGTGGCTGTAGCCCTTGGTTCCAGTCTTTTACTAGGTATTCGTTTTGCGAAGACTTAAGTAGTAAAATTTTGTGGAAGTCAGTTGGGTTAATCATAATGTAGTCAGCAGCGTAGTTAGCTAGTGCTAATTGGTTTAACGCTACAGTAAGTACGTCGAATTCGTTGGCGCTTTCAATAGCAGCAGCAAACCCACCAGCAGCAAAGTCAGCAGCATCTGTAATAATACCGCTTAGCTGTGGCGCTACGCCTGTACCGTTTAAGATCTGGTTGTCTTCTACTTCTAGTAGTTTTTCTGGCGCACGTGCCGACAAATAGCTAGTAAGCTGTGGTGTGTCGTTTAACATTTCTTCAGAAATTCTAAAGTAGCTTCCTATCTTCTGTACGTTGGCATCTGTAGCCGTCATATCGAAGTCAGACTGTGCTAGTGTAGAACCTTCCGAAGTTGCAGCAGCACCGTTGCTGTAGCCGCTTTCTTTAACGAAACGTACTACGTCCGAAGTAGTAGAACCGTTAGGTATAAGCTGGCGCACGTGTACTAAACGCGTAGGATCGAATTTGTACCCTGGTACGCGGTCAGCTGGTATTACCTCACCTGTAAAATCGGCTCCTGTAGTCATATCCGCCTTTACTTCGAAGCGTGCAGCTTTAGTCATTCCGTTACGTAAACTATCGATAGCACCGTCAGCTATAGCTTGGTTTAAAGCGCCTTTAAAAGACATTTGTTTACCAGCTTCTGCCTGCTTTTTGTTAGCCACTTCTAACGCGTCAAAACGCTCGTTAAATTGGTTTGTTAAATTTGAAATTTCAGACTTCAAAAGTTCGTCTGCTTTACCAGTCGCGCTTTCTACAGCCTGTCCGTAAGCCTTTTCTAGTTTAGCGTCGATAACGTCGCCTAACTGGTCTAGGTGTTTTTTAGTGTTTTCTTCCATTTGTGAAAAAAGTAAAAAAGTTAATTATTTAGTTTAGTTAATAAATACTCAAAAACCGCCTGGCTGTCTTCTACTGGCTGCGTGTCTGTAGACGGCGCAGTAGCTGTCGCGAATAAACCTTTAAGTTTAAGTAGTTCGGCTTCAATACAGTAGCCCATTTCGTCGCTTATATCGCCTTTGCGTACAAGTTTAGCTAGTGCATCGTATCTTTTTAAAATGTTTTCCTGGGCTTTTTCGCCTTTAACGTCTAGTATTTTAGCTTGGTCGTTAGCCGCTAGTGTTACGGCGCTTACTTCGTATAGCTTTACTTCCGTTATTTCGCGGTAGTCCATTTTATTTTCTTTTTGCATTGGTAGAATACCTACGCTGTTTTCAGTAATTACGCCAGCTTTCATTAGTTCGATAACGTCATTACCTAGTGTAGTCTTGGCTATTTCAGCTGTAAACATTAAACCTTTGTCGTCTTCTACTAGTTCTACCATTTTACCTAGTGGCTGCGACATATTATGCTGGTATAAGTATTTAACGCGGTGTCCGTTTTCTTTGATCGTCTTAGCGTATGCACCAGGACGTATAATATCGCTGTCGCTGTCTTTATTATTAAAGTAGCTAGCGTACCCTTTTACTATACCTTTTTTTTCGTCTGCGTCTACTAGTTCGCCTAGTGGCGCGCTTTTAAATAAAATACTCATATTAGAATAATTTGTACAAATTTACGGTTTTTTTATTAGTGTTACTTCGCCTTGGTCTGGACCCATTCCGTCTTCTACAGCTTGCAGCATTAAACCTTCTTTTAGTGCTTTTTTAAGCATATCTATTAAACCTTCGTCGCCTAAATAACTAAAGAAGTTAAAGGGGTTTTCGGCGTCTGGGTTTGCCTTTTGGTATTTTTCCATTAGTATAAATAGTTCGTCCATTATTTACTTTTTAAAAGTTCCTCCCAAAGTTTTAAAGTGTCGGCGTATAGTTCTGGAAAAAGTTCCTTAAATAAAGGGTTACCGCCGTCGTAAAAGTTTTCGCTAGCGTGCGCTAACACTTCCCAGCGCTGGGCGTTTTTACCATAACTACCTTTATAATAAACGTTTTTATGTCCGCCGCCTACTTTATTTTTAGTAATAGCGCCAAAAAAATCGTAAGTAGCGCCGCGAAATTCTTTATATTCCTGGTCGGTTAGTTTATATTTCTTTTTAAAATAGTCGGCTTTATCTTTATCGAATAAAGTACGTAGCTTCATATTATACTTAAAATGTATATCGCCTTGGCGCCTATCTCTAAAACCTAGCTGTTTATTAAATTTAGTAAAGTATTTTTCTACTATTGTATTAGAAACTATTTTATAGCTAGACCATTCATTTTGAAAATGTATCTGGTGTCCTATTTCGTGGTTTAAACACTTTTTAAACGCATTACTACCTTTTTTAAATCTTAGTGTACCTATTTCTATAAAGGTGTTATCAGCGCTTAAAAAAGCGCCTTGATTTGACTTTAAACGTATATCTATACTTTGCTTTACTTCTTTTAGTATTTGTAGGTCGCCTACTATATAACCTTGGGCTTCTATTTTCTTTAACTGCTTATACTGGTCTAGTGCTGGGTGGTTAGTACGTTCGAAGTAGTCGCCTAGCGGTTCGCCTTTGCCCTGGTCTGGTCCGCTGTATCTAGGTTTAGGTTTTGGTTTTGGTGCGCCTATAGTAGCGGCTATACTTGCTACGTCTGCAGCGGTTAGTCCACCTGTTAGGTTCTCGCCAGCTAACTGTACGCCTATATTTTCTAAACCTTCTACGGCTACAGCGTCTTCTATAGGTACTGGTATAGCGGCGCATCTACAGTTTATTACGTTACTGGCGCTGCCGCGTCTGTCGCCTGGTTCCATTAGTTCCTGGCCCTGTACTATAAAGGGCTGGTCGTACGGTACTGTCTGTCCGTCTGCTGCCCTATGGCTTGCGCGTTCGCGTCCGTCTAGTGCTGTAGACCATTCCTTTTGTAGCTGGTCTTTTGGAAAAATAGTAGTAGCGCTTTCTAGTATTGCCTTATTACTTATAGCTGTGGTTTCTGTACGTATAAACCGTTCGGCTTGGTATTTACTATAGCCGTCGAATTGTCGCCGTAATATACGCGCTTGTTCTGCTGCGCCTACAGCCATAAATTCAGGATCGCGGCTTAGCTTTGTCGTAAGGGCTATAAGTGTTTTTAGCGCTGTACCCTGTACTAGTGTTACGTTTGTTTTAGCTACTGCTGCGCCGTATGTAGCGAAACTTTGGCGCCATTGGTTCTGGTATTGGTCGGCGCTTTGCTTCTTTACAAACTTCTTATAGTTTCTAAAATACCAGTTAGCAAAATGTAGTCCAGTGTCTTCGTAGTAGTCTTCGTAGAATTTAGTTAAAAAAGTTACAGGAAAAAGTCCCTGTACTATTATATGCCCTTGGTCTACAAACTGCTGCACCCCTTTAGCGTATTCGGCGTTATACCACTTGCGTAGTTTAGCTATGTGCTTACGTTCCATTTTGCCGCGTTCGCGTTCTACAGACGTTTGCCATACTTGCTTAAACTGTTTGCTTATAGCTGGCTTACTGTAGCGTTCGTACTGGCTATAGCAAAAGGCTACGCGCTGGTCGCTGTTAGGGAAGTCCGCTATACTTTCGGCGTCGCTTACGCATCTGGTAATAAACCTACTGCGGTCTTCGCCTGGTCTTGGTTTAGGCATTGTCTTCTAGTTCGGCTAGCTTCTTATTTGCATATTCGCGCATAGCTTCGCCGCCCCATAAGTTATACGCTACAAAACCGTTATCTAGCCAGGGTTCGTCTTTGTGTTTTGGATCTACAGTACTGTACGTCTTGGCGCGTTCTAAATAGCTTCTAGTGCGCTTTAAAACATCTAGGCTAATTGGTTCGCGGCTGCTTAATTGCTGCGCCCTAGCCAGCCCTACGTTAGTTCCAGCAGTTACTACGTCCCTACCGTACTTGTCTATCCAGCCTAGCATACGCTTAGCATTGTTACTAGCCGCCTGTGGGTAGTCGTCGTAGCTTTCGTCTTTGCTTTCAGCTATAGCAGCTTCATAGTCGGCGTGGCTGTCAAAAGGCATATATACGGTTTCGCCTTCTACTTCTAGTTCGTGGTAGCCACTACCGCCTAGTTCTTCGGCGCGTGCTTGGGCTTCTTCTATAGTAGTAAAATAATCTACCATACCTTCTACTTCGGCTTTCACTTCAATATCGTAAAGCGCCTGTTTTATTAAGCGTTTTTCTTCTTCTATATCTACAGCCATTGGTGCTGGTTCTGGTATTTCTATATCCTGGTTACTTACTGGCAGTAGGTTACTAGGTATATAGTAGTCGTCCATAGCTGGCGTGTCTTCGTCTTTGCCGTAATTCATAACGGCGCGTTTTTCGTTTGGTGTTATCCACCAGGCGCTACTTAGCTGCTGTACTACTTTGTCGTTTTCTTCCTGTAGTTCTGGTATAGCTGTAAAGTCAAAGTCTAGGTATAGGTTGTCGCCGTACATTGGGACCAGCCAGCGGTTTAGTTCGTCGCGTAGTTTTATTAGTTCTGGTATTACAGCGTTCTGGTATAAAGCCTTTTTGGCTTCCTTCATATTGTTATAGGTGCTGGCTTCTGTATTGTTTAGTAGCTGTACTGGAACGTTAAATATGTTACAAATATCTTTTATAGACGCGTTATACTGGTCTATTAGCGAAACGTCCGCAGCGTTTAAACCAAAGTTTACCCAGCTAAGTTTCTTAGGTGTTATAATAACGTCGCCGCCATTGTTACTACCTTGGTACTGCTGTCTAAATTTGTCTTTTAACTGTTGCGCCTGTACTTCGTTTAGATCGCCTTCTTCGGACATTAATACACCCCTAGCGGTCTGGTTCTGCAAGTATTTAACCCCTGTAGTTACAGCTTCGTTATTTGTTGTTAAACTGCGTAAACCAGCGCGCAGTGGGCTTTGACCGTATAAGTGGCTGCCTGTACCGTCGTAGTATGGGTTAAAGTCTTTTATGTGTAGCACTTCTTCTGCTGGCATACTATATTGTCCGTTATACTCTATACGGTATTCTTTTATAGGCTGCATTAAACCGTTAGATACTATTTCTACTACTTGGCTAGGTAGTACGTATAGTTCGGTGTACGTCCCTTGGTTAGGTCCGCTGTCTGGTCCTATACCGTATACGTAGCGGTTACCAGTTAGTTTACCAAAGGCTATTAGTTCTGTTAGCCAGCTGTTATACGACTGCGCTGGGTTTGGGCGTTCTAGTAGTTTATGTAGTGGCGTATGGCTTACTTCTACTAGCGCGTGCTTCTGTAGCATCTTAGCCTGGTACATTGTACTGCTGTCTAGCGTTCCACTTGTTAGCGCCTTATAGCGCTTTAGGTCGTTTTCGCTTTGTTTCTCGTATACTTGGAACGGTATAGTAGTAGCCGCTTTAGTTATTATATTGATTAAAGAATATACTGTAGCGTTCTTACGGTAGCCTTCGTCTATATAGCTACGGTCGTTTTCTGGGTTCCATAAAATACTTTCGCCTAAGTATTGATATATAGCGCGGTTGTATTCGGCTGCTGTCTGTTGGGCGTTCTTAGTAATTAGTTTTGAAAGTCTGTTTAAAAGGCTAGCCATACTTAAATTTTTACAAATTTACTATTTTTAAATTACAAAAAAGTCGTTACGGTTCTTATATAGGCTGTAGGTGCTATATCTAAGGCTATCGCATAGGTGGTTATGTTTATCTATTGGCGTATTTATTACCGTACCGTCCTTTAGCTGCTGCCAGTAGTAGTTCTGCTGTTCCTTAATAAGGTTCGTACTTTCTTGGCTTACTATTATATCGAATTCCTTTAGTAGGCTTATACCAGCTGTTATACTACCAGCGCCTTTTATAGCTGGCTTAGCTAGGCAGTCCATTTGCTTTAGTTCTACTATACTCTTAGGTTCGGCGCTATCGCAAAACATTAACGTATGGTTTAACCCTTGCGCCTTTAGGAAGTCCGCTATATCGCGGTTTGTTAGTCCTGTCTTATATAGCAGTTCGTGTACGTATAGCTTGTTGCCTTTCTTAGCTACTTTTAGTATCGCCGTCGGATCATTTGTAAAGCCAAAGTCTAGCCCTAAGTGGTAGTCCAGGTCTGGGAAGTCTGCGTAGGGTATATACGTCCAGTTCTGGAAAATTTGTCTACTACTAAATACAGCGCGCTGCCCTTCGCCAAAGACGCGCCAGTAGTCAGGATCGCGGTCCCTTAATAGTTCTATTTCGCGTACTAGTTCTTCTGGTAGGAAGTGGTTATCTTTATAGGTTGTTATCCAGGTTTCGACGTCGTCTCGGTCTACGTCTATTAGTTCGGTATAAAGCCAGTGTACAGGATCACTAGGGTTAAAGTCAATTATAAGCTGTTCTGTAGTACGCATAGCTAACTGTCTAAAGTCTTCGTGTAGCAATTCATTCGCTTCGTTTATAAAACATATATGGCGCTTTCTACCGCGAATTTTTTGTGGATCATCTAAATTTAAAAAAGATATAGTACAGCCGTTATACTTAAACGTGTTTTCGCTTTTGTTATGTACGCCTTTGTAGTAAACCCCTAGGCGCTGTAGTATTCCTATTAGGTCGCGCTGTACAGAACCTTTAATAGCTGGTAGCGTTTTACGTACTATATCAATAGTTAGCGGCTTCTTAGCTGTTGTTATACGGTATACTAGGTACTGACAAATAGCGTAAGTCTTACCGCTTCTTGTACCGCCCTGGTGTATTTTTATTCTAGCGTTGCTGTTTAGGGTTTGGTAGAATTGTATATTACAGCTTTCTGTTACTTTTTGTCTGCTGGCTTCCATTCTATTAGCTTGCTTTCTATAGCGCCGTCGTGTGCTATTTCCTGGCGTTCTATATAGCCGCGCTTCTTACCTTTTGTTTTTAAGTAGAATATAATAGCCGTAGGGTTTTCGTCGCGTATAAGTTTATGTAGTTTACTTTCTGCAAAGTCTAGGGCTACGTTACCTATATCATCTACAGCGGCTTTAAAGGCTTTGTCTTTTTCTAGCCATAGGTAGTAAGTTTTTCTAGCTATACCAGCTTGTTTACAGGCAGTAGTTACTACGCCTAGGCTTTTTTCTAGTGCTTCTAGTAGCGCGGTTTTTTTCTGTTGTGTATTCTGTGTAGGCATATACTGCAAAAGTACGTAAAAACGCTTAAAACATTATAATAACCAATAAGTAGTACTATTAGTCAGTATACCAGCCTATAGTTATACCAAAGAAAAAGCATAAAAACTGCAGCTGGTGTTCGTTAAAGTGCGCTTTTTGTTGTTGTCTGGCTGTGCTGTCTGTATAGTGTACGCCTACAATAAAGCCGTAAATAGGGAAGAAAGTTATATACATAGTTCTACGCGTTATGTTTGTTATAAAGATACGTATAAAGTTCCCATATTTTTTTACTGGCTTCTGCGTTTGTTTGGTATATATCTGGGCTGCGGACCTTTTTACCGTTGTCTTCTATTACTATACCTAGCCCTTTACGCGTTGCTACTATATATATTTTTATACCGTTTTTAAGCGCCCACGACATAGCTTTATACTGTGTGTTATTCATTGTGTTAATTTATGTTAGTTTATGTTATATATGTTATATACTAGTCCCAGGGTACGTTAGTATCTTTAATTACTTCGAACGTTTTACTAGCCTTACCTATAGGCTTATATACGCCGCCGTTATGGAAGTCTGGCGCTAGATCAAATTGCCCTAGCTGTCCGTTTTCCTTACGTTTTATTTTTTCTACGTAAATAGTTACTAGGTCGCTTTTGTATTCCGTCTTTTGCCCTACAGATCTAAAACATACCAGGCCGTTATAGGCTTTGTTATAAAAGTCTGCGCTACCGCTTATATCGTATAGGTTAGGCTTTTTAAATACGCCGTTATCGCTTTCTATTTTTCTAGGGTGTGCTACTAGAAACAGGTGTGTATTAGTCTGCTGGCAAAATTGCGTTATTTGGCTTAGTAGTTTACCTATATACGTAAAGTCGCGCTGTGCGCTGTGGTCTAACATATTCCAGGGATCTATTACCAGCACGTTTACGCCCTTTTGAAACACTAGCTGTCTAAAAGCATCTAGTATACCTTTTAACGTTAGGTTTTCTAGGTCTATTTTTATCCAGTAGAAGTGGTCCTGTATAAAGTCTTTGGTATTGTTTAAGTCTTCTGTACCGCAGCTTTTACCGTTTAGTTTGTCTGCTATACGTTTTATATGACCTTCGTATGGGTAGCTTTCTGGGCTAAACATAGCGCACCTAAAGTTATATTTAGTAGCTAAGTTCACTAAAACCTGGTCTATAAAATCACTTTTACCGCTGTTTGGTATTCCAGTTACTACCGTCCATTCGCCGAACGCTAGTTTAAAGTAGGTGTCGCTTTCGCCTAGGTTTATAGTATAGTTCTTTATACCGTTTTGGATATAATTTAGTACGTTTTCCCATATATTATTTAGATTTAGTACGCCTTCTAGTGGGGAGTTCTTAGCGTCGTTTATAAGCTGGCGTAGTGTTTCGCCACCTTTTTGTATTAAAACTTCGTTAGCGTCTTTATATTCGCCGAATTCGACGTATTTACAGCGGTAGGTTCCTAGCCTTCTAGCTAGTTCGTTACGCAGCTGTAGCCCTGGCTGGTCGTTATCGGTGCATAGTATTATTTCTTCTTTGTCTTCGAAGTACTTATAGCAGTTGTCTAAGTAGTCTAGCTTCTGGTTACCTTTACTAGCGCCGTTAGGTACGCTACAAACGCTATATAAGCCAGCTTCGTGTAGGCTTAGCGCGTCTAGTTCGCCTTCAACTATATAGCAGCGCTTTCTGTCTTTTAGGTTGTCTATACCGTAAAAAATTAGTTCAGCGCCAGAAACCATTTTAAAGTTTTTTTCTGCGTCGCGGTATTTTACGTTAATTAGTTCGCCTTCCCTAAAATAATTAAAGTTGATCGTACGCCGTTTTTTCTGTACTTGCGGTATGTATTCTAGACTTTCGCCTATTTTCCAGTGTACTAGTGTAGGTTCTGTTATGG